ATGGCATTACTGGTGAAACACCTATCTGCTGCGCAAATTAACGCCGCCAAACCAAAGGATAAAATCTACTACCTATCCGATGGATTAGGGCTTCGTTTGGCCATAAAGCCGAACGGCACTAAAACCTGGCTTTTTAATTATACAAAACCATACATCAAAAAACGTACAGATAAAACAATCGGGCAATATCCATCCGTGAGCCTTGCTGATGCAAGAGCAAAAGCGCATGAATTCCGCGAGCTTTTAGCAAAGAACATTGATCCACATCAAAATGAAATTGAAAAAGAAAAGCAAGAAAGATTGCCCATGTCTAATACTTTCAGTCATGTCGCTAACGAATGGTTGGTCTACCGAGAAAAAATCGGGATGGAACGGAAAGATTATTCGGAAAAAACAAAAACCGACACAATTAGACGAGTAAACGACGCAATAGAAATACTTGGCGATACGTCATTCAAAGAATTGAAGTTGCAACATGGACTGGCATTATTAGATGCGCACAGAACGCGTGGACAATACACGGAAATGAAAAAACGCCTGTTTGTACTGAAAAGTATCGCAGAATACGCAGAACGTTTCGGTTATTGGGATAGAAATGAATGGCGTTATTTGGGTGAAGATCTACCGTCCCCAGATAAAAACAAACATTTTGCAGCAATTCACTACAAAGAGCTGCCGGAATTTTTATTTGAGCTAAGGAAAGCAAATATTCACTACTCTTCACTTCTGGCTATTTTGTGGGGGTTGCTCAATGTTACGAGAGCGAGCGAAACTGTCGGAGCTAAGTTTTCAGATATTTCAGAAAATGAAAATCTACCGGGTGAATTGGTTTTGACTGTTCAAGTCAATAAGGGCGGAAAAGGTGCTCGTGATCACTTAATACCGTTAAGCCGACAAGCCGGGAAATTATTAACTTTCATCCGAAAGAATTCCACCAGTGACTATTTATTCCCCGCTGCATATAAAAGAGGTCGATTAGTACATATAAACCCACAAACGCCAAATGATGTGATTAAATCGATGGGCGCCGGAAAATATAAAGGAATAATGACAAACCACGGCATGCGTACGTTATTTAGCTCATATTGTAATGATAATAGACTTGAATTAGGGCTAGATCCTGAAATTATAGAGATATGTTTGAGCCATCTAAACGGCGATAAAGTGAGAAATGCTTATAATCGTGCCGAATACCTGCCCTACCGTCTCAAAACTTTGCAGGCGTGGGCTGATTATGTTGAGTTGTGCGCCAAAGGCTTGTTTGATGAGATAAGTACAATATAGATAAAGTGCGGTCGATTTTGACCGCACTTTTTGCTCATTAAGCGTCTGTTTCTTTAATTTTGCCACCAGCGAACATATGCGGGTTCACATAACCCGGATATTCTTCAGGTTCAAAATCTGCTGATGGTTCTTGAATTAATTCATTCAGGCACCAATCGTGCGCACTTTCATTGCGAGCCGGTAAAATTGGGCTAAGTGTAAATGAATTAAGCGATAATGCCGATTTGCCAGCCTCTTTCGTTTTTCGCGATACGTATGAAGCAAGAGTGGCAATAACGGTATTATTGACGTAATCCACATTTACTGCGGTTACTTCGTGATAGTTTGCGATTGCGCCGGTTTGGGCGTCTTCGATTTGTTTTTCAATGTATTTCATGATTGTTTCCTTTTAAGTAATATTTTTACAATTTAAGACTAAAAATGTTCCGCCATAAAATGTGTAGATGTCAGACTTATATAGTGTATTTACTGCGGAAGAGCCTTGTACATTTCTATTAGTGTAGGCATAATAATTAGATCGCACTAGTTGATAATCAATCGTACCTCCTTGAATACGCATACTTACTGTATGATAATAAACTGTTTCTGTATCAACATCTGTAAACCAAGGGATTTGCGCCAATACAACCCCCGCTGTGCTTGTATATGACTTTGTACGGCAATCAGCGGCTGAATATGATGCTAATAGTTGCAATGGCGCAATATCATTTGTCACAATAATTGAGTTATTGCCATCATAAACAGCAATACCATAATTATTATTTGGTACTGATGTTACTTTTTTGACATAAAGCACATCAATATAACCCGAATGAACTCTATCCCCTCGAATTGTATTACTATCCATCGGACAAAAATATGATGATGAATAAGTCACAATAGGTATCTCATCCGCTGTTGCCCCTAAACTTACATGGCCAAAAGCTGGAAAATTTATTCTCGCCGTTCGGCTTTTAACAAAGGTTGGCATAGCCCCAAAATCACTTACCCCATATTGTCCAGGTGAAGTCGTCTGATTTGACGCTACATATAGATCATAAGTGGATTCCCAGGTCGAACCGTCACCATAACCATCAGCTATAGGTTTAGGTTTTATGATTAAGTTAGTACCGCTAAAACGATGAGAGGACACACTAATTACAGTATAGTTTCTCACTGCGCCATTTGTTTTGTGTACCGCTCTACCAAGGAGTAACGCTGCGTTTGTCGGAACCGAAACCCCTAGCGGAACGGTAACTTCATTCATGCTCCCTGTATAAGTGCCACTGGGACTTTTGTATGAAAGTTTTACCGATGTTTTTTTTAATATCGTTAACACATTATCACCAGTCTTGAAAACAGGCTGTTGATTATTGTTGTAGATAGTTAATCCATATTCAGCCATATTATTTATGCTCAAAAATAAAGGTTGATCGCTGTCCAGTGCGATTTAGCGAGTTAGACATATAGTCTGGATATGTCAAACAACGCTTATTGATTGCTACTGATACAGGATCTTTAGCATTAAAGGCATGTCTGATTTTGGTATCCTTATATGTGTAAGATTTGGCATAGCAATCCACTGCCACAGTCTTACCATTGCTTAGCGTCATCTCTAATTGTGGCAAAGATGATGTACAAGCAGTTGCTAAGCTAATTAAGGCTGAAATAGCATATTTTTTCATCATGATAGTTTCCCCATTTTTACTCTTAATTTGCCATTAGCGTCATAAACCATAATGGCTTCGTTGTTGATAACCAACCCAACATTCCCCGTCGCAGCACGAATCGAAACTTGACCCGAACTACTGACCTTGAACAGATTGTTGATGTTGAGCGATCCACCTTCGATATAAGGTGATTTTAAGGTTTGATTTGCCTGAATGTGATCGCCGCGGATAGTATTAGCAATAATACTGCCGCCATGAACCGCCGTAACACCAGCATTCGCCCAAGGGCTTGGCTCGGTGGTATGTTCGGTACATTCTTCGAGCATTGGGCGACCAGCAAATAAAATTTTATTTGCTTGATCGCCTTCTCCTTTCAACCACAAAATTACTGAAGCGGACAAAGCATTATCAGGGGCTTTTGCTTTAACTCTTGCTCGATATGCGCCTTTTGCTAAACCGCCTCGCATTGAGTACGCTGTCGTTACATCAGGACTTGAATAATCAATATATGACCCATCGTCCAAAAAGAAGCGAATAGTTAATGCACCTAATCCGCGATGTACACCGAGATAACAGCTTGCCATATACCAAGAATTAGGGTTAACGGGTGCCTTACTGGAACTACACGTAAATCTGGCAGAAATATCACCATCACAAACAAGGGCTAACATGTTTTCGTTCGGCAAGTAAGAGGTCATGCTCCATGTGGATACCGAATCATGAGAACCAGCGTGTGGATTGGTTGCTGATGACGAGTTCCATAAAGTCCAGCCTTCCGGAACTTTTCTACTGTCTAGGTTCGCAAAAATCGGGTTATACAATAAATTTTCTCCTGAACCGGAAGATAATTTATCTTGTGTCACCGTCCCTGCGACAACCAAATCACCACGAATACCTACCTGACCATCTGCCACACTAAAAACTTGTTTAACATTGGTATCATTCGCATTAGCAACAATACCGAATTTGTCCGCCATGACGATCACACTTGATTCGGTCGTTACTCCGTCCGAACTTGCGCCCATCGCAATGCCAGCAATCGCAGTACGTCCACCACTGATAGCCTGTGTTTTAATTGTGTGCGTGGCACTCAATTTGTTATTCACATTAGTCACAGCGTTGCTGACTGCGGTGATTTGAGCTTTAGTATCGCCCATGGCAGCAGTGACGGCTTGTTGCGCAATGCTTGATACTTCATCTTTGCCCGCTTTTGTGGATTGAAGATTGGCAATCGTGCTTTCAGCGGTGCCGACACGTGCGGTAATCGCTGTGATTTTATCGGCATTAGCCTTGTCACCGTCCGCACGTGCTTTTTGTTCTGCAGTAATGCCAGATAAGGCACTTTCCGCTTTCGCGGTAATGGTAGCTATCTGCTGTGCTTGTTGCGCATCAACGGTTTTAAGCTCGTTTATCGCCGTGCCGGTAGTTTGCGCTTGAGCGGTAATTTGTGACAGGGCATTTGCTACCGCAGCTTGACGCACTTTCGCTTCTTCATCAACAGCTGTGTCAATATCGTTTTTTAATGACGCAATGAGATCTTGCCCTAATTGGGTTTTGGTGATTTTACCTTCCAATGCATTCAACAACGTATCGGGATTATGATCCGCTTCACCAAATACACCTTCGGTAAACAGCCCTTTATTTCCGGATTTATCACCGCAACGAGCAAAAAAGTAATAACTTTCGGTTAGACTTACGCCGTTGATTGTGTAGCTATTCTGCGGATAATGCAGCGTAGCGATTTTAATGGCTTGGCTTACGTCATTTTCCGTTGCTCGCCAAATCTCGGTATAGTTTCCGACACTTGCGGTTTGCGGCAACGTCCAATCTAACTGAATGGCAAAAAGCAATGATTTAGTGGTAAAACTTGAAATGTTTAGGTTGATTTCAAATGTGCGAGTAACGGGATCAGATTTTTGACCGTTTTCATTTTTCGCAAAAATCTGTACGGTATAGCTACCGTCTGGCAAATTTTCAAACGTAAATTCCGGGTCATCCAAATCTAAGTGCGTACTGTAAAGTTTACCGTTACGATACAGTTTAATATCGTACTTGATAATCCCTCTCGCTGATGGCACCGACCAAGTTATTTTCACCCCATCATCCGATAAATCAACATTAGCACCGGCAATTACTGGCGCACCGCCAGAATAAGCCGTGCTATTTGCCGGAATAAAACTTGCGCTGCCGTCCACAATCGCTTCTTTCTGCGGTTCATGCTGAAGTGCGGTGATTGTGTAACTGCCGTCGTCATTTTCGGTAACGCCAATCGCACGGTAAAGCTGTGTTGTTACGGCAGGTGTCTTCAAAATCCAATCATCGGTAGCATTTAAGCCTGTGGGTGTGCTTGCCAAGGTTACCATGGCTTTATTTTTGCTATCCACCGATGAGATTTTGATTTTAACGACTTTCATCTCATCGTTAAGATAGCTCAAATAGCTATCACCGCTGACTTCAACCGCCTGATCAAGTGTGACAGTTTTACCGCTTACCGCAACAACACGGCCACCTAACGTTTTGCCAGCATATTCACTGTCGGCAATTTCAATAATATCCCCAGGTAAGTGCATTAATCCTTGGCGACCTACGGCAAAGGTTATCGTACATTGCTCAAGCAATGATGTAGCCAATACCCATTTTCCCCAACGGTGCGCCTGTCCGCGTGTGGTTGTGGCGAAGGCTGTCATTTTTTTGCTGTTATAGCCGTAACGCGCAATCATCAAATCATCGGCGACATATTCGACCGCACTTTGATACATATTGCGTTCATCGGCAAATTCTACTTCAGCAGCCGTGTAGATTGATTTCAGAGCCGCATATTGGCGGTTGAATTTACCGTCAATCACGTTTGATTGGGTGTATAAGCAAATCGGGTCGGAAGTGCGATCTTGAATAGCGGTAAACTGCGTGCCGGTCCATACTGCAATAGCGCGGAATACGGACGCCATGTCAGAGACAACGTCATAAGCATTGCGTTGTTCTGTGATCCACATATTCGCCGTCATACGCGGTTCTTTGCCACCGAAACCATCATCAACCAACTCATCACAGTATTTCGCAATTTGGTAAAGCTGGAATTTATCTAACCCATAATCACCGATACGTTTGCCTAAACCGGCTAATGGATCGGTTACTAAATCGTAAAACACCCAAGCAGGGTTATTTGTCCAGGCTTTTTTCCAATCACCTTTCCAAAGTCCGGCGGCGTAAGTGCGTTTTTCAGGATCGTAAGAACTCGGCACTTTAATAATGCGACCGTAAAGTAGAAAGTTTACATTTGGGAAATTTGGGTTATAGCGTGAATCGGTTTTAATACCAACCAATGCCATATTCGGATATGACAGCTTTGTATCAATAATTTCCGTGTAGCTCACCCAGTTAGTGGCATTTTGTAGGCGCTGGCTTTTTGAATCCGGCGTATTGCGCTCTACAGTGATATTAAACGGACGTTCCGGCAAATTATCAATGATATAGCATTTGTAAAATCTTGATGATGATTTACCGTTAATTTCAAACGAGGAACGGAACCGCCCATTAATTAACACGCTGAAAGAAACACTTGTGCCGTTAGTATCGCCTTGGTCATTCTGTGAGTAAAGCGCGTTGACCCCGAGAGTTAAACGAATGCGAGTGACATCAGGATCGGTTACGGTGCGAGTAATTGGCGTAGTGTTTTTAACTTCGGTATTTACCGTCACTTCACGTTCCGACATTTCAAAGCCTTTTAGTGGCGCTTGATCTTGCGTGCCGAGCGTAAATTGAATTTCTGTGTTTTTGTAGTTAAAACTGTCTTTGTCGTTATCATTAACGCCGTTTTCGTTTTGGATTGGCGTATTGTCAAAATAGGTTGATTTCCACTTGTTTACCGGTCCTTTAATCGGCCCTAACGAAATCAAACCAATCGCACGCAAGCGCTGCGCTGATTTAAGCGTGTCGCGTGCTTCATAAGGCGTATGACCGCCACCACCACTTGATTTACCACCCATAACTATTCCTTAAATAAAAAAAACCGCCTGCGGAATAATCCGTAAGCGGTTTTATCTCTTTATAAACTCACTAAGCCTTTAATGCTTCTGCATCATCAAATGTTTCGATCCCCTGAGAAATCAACACAAGACTAGTCATCATTTTTCCGTACAATAGAGGGATCGGTCTGCCTTGCGGTGTCAGATTCTTGATGTTTGAAAATGACGTGCTTTGTTTTTTCTCGCTGTCACTTGTTCCAGTTGTCATGTCGGGGGTTTTAGTTAAAAGTGAAATAGCACCACCTAATATTAAAGAAGCTCCCATAGCCCCCATCATTACAACTCCTGCATCCCAAGCTGCAATAGACGCACCACCAGTCCAAAAAGCTGCAGCGACAAGCACCACTCCAACAATCGCCTGAAATATGCCACCACCTTTGCCGGCACCCGCCATTACTGGCGTAAAGTGAACTGATGACTTATCGTTAAGGGTAATCATTGGGTTATTTTTCAATTGCTCTTCGTCCAAATATCGATCGCGACCAATCCGCACTTTGTAATAACCATTTCGCAAGTGATTTCGCAAGCCTTGAATTTGCGTTAAAAGTCCGCTCATTAATTCCCGAAAATTGCTTACATCAAGTTCGAACGGTTCATTGCCAAATCGTTTAAGATCGCCGTGAAATGTAATTCTTGCCATTGTGAATGTCTCCAAATTGAATGAGTGGATTTAAGCCAAAAGCCATCGTAGGGTGCTCGTGCTGATAATCGTCCTTCGCTGTGATGAATCATCATCTGTTCGCCAAGGTAAACCCCTGCGTGATTCGCCACATCTGCCCCCACTTGAATTAAAATCACATCGCCAAGTTGTGGCGGTTCATCTTGCGGTAGCTTTTCAAAGCCGCAGCGTTTCATGCCGTCTTCGTACAAATTGGCATGTTCAAACCAATCAAATTGATATTCTGATTTGTCAGGGAGTTCAATTCCCGCCAACATATAACAATCAAGCACAATGTTTCGACAATCTTGCTTGTTATTTTCAAATTGCCGTCCAATAAGCGGGGCGATATGCCGAAATTGCTTGATTTCATCTCCACAAACTAACCAAAAATCGACCGCACTTCTGACCTGACATTCTCGGTCCGCCGTGGATAAATACGGTAAGCCTTTTTCAGTTTCCGAATCAGGGTGAGAATGGACTAACGCCACGATATGCCCCAAATCTTCCGCGTGAATAAATTCATCCAGCGAAATTTCAAAGAAGTTGACTGGGTCATCTGCCACGTTTTCACAAGGGAAGTAAATCAGTTCACCATACATATATTCAGAAACAACAAAACCGCAAGATTCTTGCGGTTCACATTGTTTAGCGTGGGCTAAAATATCTTTTTTTAACCAATCATCAATTTTCATTTTAATTTCCGTATTGTGTGGTACTAGGGAAACCGCCAAAGGGTAATACTGCATTTTCGCCAAAACGTAGCTTACAGCCACGAATGCAATGTGAGCATTTATCTTTTTTACGGTCGGTGGTTGGCTTATCAAACTCATCAGCAACTGGACCGCCTGTGTAACCACATTGGGCGGAACGATATTGCCAAATACAGACATCAGAAGTAATCATCAGTAGCGGAATTTTAGCGTTATCGGTTTCTGCTGGGGAAGCCAGTTCAAAAGTGGCTTGTTCATCATCAAGGCTTTTTAGCTGTTCGATGATGTAATAACTTACCGCTTCTTGTGTTGGATCTGCTTTTGTGTTTTTACCGTCGGTGAAATTTTTCGCGTCAAGAAACTGCGCATAAACTAAACGGCGTGTCACCTTGCCGCCTACGCCTTGACCATAGTTTGCTGCAACCCCCGTAACAATGCCGTACAGGTTAGACACTGTTAACGTAGGGCGCGAGCTTGGACCTTGTCCGCTGATTTCAAAGCCATCGGCTTTAATCGGGTAGGCTTGATATTCGTTACCTTGCCACCAAATGTTGGTTCTGCCTTGGCTTACCCCATTATGGAATCGGAAAAGCTCGCCCTTTTGGTCTGAATTAGCAGTGTGGGAAATTTGACGCAGATCAATTTCCCAAAGCTCAATTAATGCGCCTTGTTCCAACTCAGGTAAAAGTGCGGTCATTTTTTGTGGTAAATCTTTAGGCATTACACCACCTCTTCAAAATCACAGGTAAACGTTGTATGCGTTTTTCCTACCTGACGCGGGAACTTAGAACACACCACTTTCACCAATTCACCGCCAAGGGCAACATCCTTAAAATAAAAGGCACGAACTCCGCCATGCTCTTTCATAAAGTTACGGAATTGTGCCGATTCGTTGTTTTTGATTTTGTAAGTGACGGAATATTTACGTAAAAGCGTATTTATGCCGTCTTCCATTCGTTGCTGATAGCCGTTGCCGTAATTCAGTACTTTTCGCCGTGGTTCTTCTTCCACGCTGTAGCCGGGTTGCGGACACCACGACAATGTTTTTAATGCCATATAAACCACCTATGCGAGTAATCCACCAGGGCGACGTTGTTTTTTCAATACTTCAAGCACATTAGCTTGGATAGCATTAGCAAGTTCCTTACCTTGTGCGGCTTTTTGTTCCGCCGTCATTTCCGTATTGCCGTCGCTGTCGATATTGATTGTGATAGATACTTCATTATTAGTTTCTCCACCGGCACCACCGTTAAACATATCGGCATAACTCGGAGATCTACCACCAACGTGACCGCCATTAGCGAATTTTGGAAATTTGCGTTGGTTTAACGCATTCAAGAAGCCGACACCGTAATGATCTACCGTGCGTGATGTCATCACGAATTCGTTATTGGATAAGCGAGCAAGGATGGAATCACTTGTGCCGGTGCCATCTCCGACTACATGACCGCCTTTAGCAAACGCAACACTGGTAATCTGTGAAATCACATTCGCACCAGCCGCCGCTACAGACGCCATATTCGCAAATTTTTGTGCCGGTGTAAGTGCGGTTGTATCCGCCATTGCTTGCGCTACGGCTTGAGAAAGTTTCACGGTCGCTTCGGCAATCGCAAAGGCTTTTGAAATCGCAAACATTGCTTTGTAAGCCGCGGATTGTTTGCCCGCGGACGCTTCTACCGATGACGCCAACACATCAAAAGCACTACCAAGATCATTAAGCCCCGTTGCATATTGCGCCATATCTTCTTGGAACTGCTGATTACGGTAAGTATCAATGATTTCTTTTTTGCGACGCTGGAACTCTTCTTCATTCATCAATTTTTGTTCGTAGAATGCCTGAAGCTGTGCGAGTTCTTGGGTTTGCTGATTGGCTAATTCTTGCCGAGGGTCGTAAAGTGCGCGCATTTGGTCAAGCGGATTGACCGCACTTTGCGACTTGCTTTGCGCATAGTCAAATTTCAACTGATATTCAGCCGTTTGCGCTTCGCCGTCAGTAAGCTGCCCCGCCTTTCTTAGCTCTTCAATCGCTGACAACTCATCTTTTAAATTCGATGACAGCAATTTTTCAGGCGCATATTTGCCCGCCAATTCTAACCGCTCTTTGGCAAAACGTTCTGAAATAGCTAATTTAGCCGTTTCATACTCAGTATGTGACACCACGCCTTTTTTCATATGTTCTTCAAGACGTTGAAACATGCGCTGTTCTTCTAAATCGATCTCGCCAAGACTGGAGCTGCTTTTTTGACGGATTTCATCGTAAAACGATAGCCAGCTTTCACGGGCGTTTTCTCTGCCTTTAGCTTTTTTACCCTCTGATCGAGCTAATGAATTAGCTAAATATTCGTCTTCTTTTTGTGTTTGGATTTGCGCAATGTCATATTCCGAAAATTTGGATTTATCTAAGCTTAAGACGTAATCTTTCGCTTGTAGTTTTGCCTTCTTTTTCGGATCTTTTTCCCGCTGGATTGCGGCTTGTAGTTTCGACTTATCTATTAACTGTTTGGCGGCATCACTCAAAGTTGGCGCAGTCTCCACCGATGGAATTCGAATTGACATACCGGACAGACGCCGCAAAGCTCCGGATAACCCGTCAACGGACACGGCTAAGCCGTCAAAATCACTAACGGCGGAACTTGCCGCCTGCGCCCACGAATCAATTCGGTTTTCGCTTGTGATTGTTAAATCACGATAGCGTTCTACAAAGCCGATCATTTGTTCCGTTTTCAAGGCCAGCTGGTCGGCAATTTCACTAGACGCTTCCTGCGTGGCATTTAGCTTTTCTTGAGCTGTCTGTAACTCAGCCTTGGTTTTGGCCAAGTCGCGGGTTAATTGGGATATTTTACTGCTATTGTCAATTTCTATCTGGTACCCGGTATCATCAGTGACAATTTTCAATTTAGGCGTATTGAGTATTGTTTTCTCAAGGTCCTTGATTGTATTTTCAAGTTTCTTAATTTCCTTTTGTTGCTCAATAATACTTTCTTCAGCTTTAGCTTTATTCGCCGCTAATTGAACCGCTGTGAGTTTCTCCAATTCACCTGTTAATGTCGGCAAATCATTAGCAAACGCCAAAGCTTTCTTGTGTGCTTCTTCTGTTTTTTGAGAATAATCAAACCACGCAGCCGCACCGATTCCTAATACAGTCGTCACCATACCGACAGGACCGCCCAAATAACCAACTACGCTACTCATTCCGCGGGTTAATAGGCTGTTTTGTTTTTTCGCAACATTTAAAGCATTCAATGCGTTTTTTTCATGTACAATCGCAGACGTCAGCGTGGCTTTTCGTTGGATTAATAAGGCATCTGCAACAGCAATTTCGTTTGCTGTTCTCGCTTGTTCCCGTTGCAATTGTGCTAAATTTATTGCTTGTTGAGCTGCCTCACGATTTGCAACAGCAAGATTTGCTTGTGCGACAGTCGCAGTTATTGTTGCTTCTGCCTTCTCACGCACAACTGAAACATAATCTTTCAGCTTGCCTACACCAAGGCCAGCGACAACACTTGCTGCGGCTCCGGCGAATAATGTTAGATGTCCTGATACACCTTGAATAGCGGATGCAAGCCCTTGAGTAACGCCAGTGGCGTTATCCATATCCCCTATCCACTTCATCGTTGCAGAATTTAAATTTTCAAATGCCGCCGAAACAGTTAAGATGCGAGAGGCAAACTGCGAATCCACGCTTGCCTTGGCTTTTTCCAAAGCTGGAATAAGTACATCTGTCGTGAGTTTGCCATCATTAGCCATTGCGCGCAATTCGCCTGTAGTTACGCCCAACCCTCGCGCGATAGCTTGCGCAAGCCCTGGCGTTTGCTCCATAACCGAATTAAATTCTTGCCCACGAAATACGCCGGAAGCAAGAGACTGTCCAAACTGCATTAATGCCGCTTGCGCAGAAGCAGCACTTGCACCTGAAACGGCAACCGCCTTTGAAACCGTTTCGGTGAGGCTTGCTACCTGCGCCTGAGAAATGCCTAATGCTTGCGCATTTTGAGCGAAACGTTGATAGACATCGGAAGTCGCTTGAACGCTTTGATTAGTTTTAAGCGAAATATCAAAAACTGTTTGTAATCGTGCCGCACTTTCAGTCGAGCTAGAGCTGACTAAATTCATTTTATTGCTGATTTCGGTATAGCCATCCGCCACATTGACTAGGCTTTTTGCACCACTAACGAGATTTCCCCCCCAAAAATCAAAGTTTGCAGTACGATTAATGTTATTCGCGGCCCGCTCAATATTATTGAGATATTGAGTTGTGCGATCGGAAAATTGGCGGGCTTTATACTGCGCACGGGTTAATCCGTTCTGAAATTCAACAGTATCAAGCGCAAGTTGAATATTTAATTCACCCAAAGATGACATAATTATGCCCCATAAAAAAAGCTCGCCAAAGCGAGCTCTATAAATTGACTACTGTGTTATCGACCAAATAACTTATCCCATTTCTGTTTTTTGGATAAAGTCGGATTCCGTACAATCTTTACTATATAAACCAAGAATATTAAAACAATAATCCCCAGCAAACTTTCCAAGACAATTAAATTTGAAAATGACGCTGTAGACCATTGCGCAAAATGAGAGAAACCAAACAAAGCTAAGGCAGCAATTAACAAGATCAGGCTTAATTTTGCCATCATGTTAATACCATAGCTTAACGTTGCAAATAATTCTTTCATATGTTATCCCCTGCTACTGAAATAACCATATCAAATATTAATCATCAAATCAAACGACTTTTAAGATAGGCTTCAGTTCCATCATCTTCATCATTTTTAGTTTTATCATTAAAGAATGGCATAAAATCGCCCAAATTAGGCGGATTCGATTTAGAATCTCGATTGATCATTGCCAATAAATGAGATATTTGCGCTGTGCGATAATCTTCGCGCCATTGTCCGAACGGTTGTTCTTGATAGTACATTTCCCATTCAGCATATTCTTGTTCTGATAGTTGGTCGATTTCTTTTAATGTTTTGCCCAGCGCCAATGCTAAATTCAGTTGGAATCGGCGCCGGTTGTTGAGTTTTTTGGGGCAATATCCGCTAATGCTTTACTGAATTGCTCGAAAGTTGCCTTATCTAATTTAGAAAGCGCATTTAAATCATCTTGGTTTTCAACATCGAAAATATTGTTACCGTTTTCATCGCATAAGCGAGTAGCAAGACTGCGAGCTAATCGGTAAGGATCGTAAACCTGTGAAAGTTGTTTTGTAAGCTCTTCTTCATCATTGAAATTTAATTCAATCCCCTGTTTTTGCGCCAGTTTGATTAATTCTTGTTGCTGACCATATAAAGCATGATTCATTTCGCCGACGGTAAATTCCCGCACAAAATATTTTTCACCGTTGATTTCAATCGCAGTTAATTTGGGGGTGTTCTTTAACAGTTTTTCGCGTAATGTCATTTCAAACTCCTAATTCAGTATAGACCGCACCTAAAAAGTGCGGTCAAATTTAACCTTATTTTATTCCGCAACTGGCAATAAGTAATCACGTTTCGATTTTTTAATCGTTACGCCTGATTCAAATTTGCCTTTTACTTCACCGCTGAAGTTTGGTGATGTTTGAATAAAGCCAGTGCCGTATAACGAGCCCTGATCATTTTTCAAAATCATCATCCAAGGGAAGGTTTCTTTTGCGTAGAATTTTTTACGCAAGTCAGCTTGCATTGCAGTGGCCGGCGCATAGAAGAACGTTAATTTAATTGAGCCATACTCAATTTCGCCCGCTTCGGTTTCTGTGCCTTCTGAACACATGGTCGTAATATCTTCTTCACCCAATGTGTCACCGTCGCCTTCAATCTGTTTAATGGCGCAGAAGTTAGACGACCATTTCACCACCGCCACTTTAGCCGTGCTGAAGTCGGTCGGTTTATCTTGTGTTGACCAATCCACTTCATTGGCGAAGGTCAATGTATCGGCTTGCACCGATTTAACAGGATAATAGCCATCAAGAGCGCCCAGGCCCGTGATTTTGACAAAATCACCGGCTTTAGCGCCGTGTCCGGTTGCGGTGATAGTGGCGGCAGGTGTTACCGTACAAGCCGTAATTGCTTTTTCGGTATTAAGTCCGATGCCTAAATAGAACTTTGTCCCTTGGAAAGGGGTAGTTTGTGTTGCCATGTTTTATTCTCCATAAGCAATTTGATAATTGATTACACGACGATGCAGCTTTGTATCGGCTTCATAGTCGCTAAAATCATTCACGCGCTCCGCAAATTCAAACGCTGCGGAAAGTGCGGTCAAAATTTGTTTGCGCAGGCTGTAAATGTCATCCGGATTCGGGCTGTAAATGTCAATCTGTACCTGATAATCATCAAGATCGCCGTCCTCTAACGCCGAATTCGGCGAGATGTTCGGGAATTGATAAACAATCACTGGAAAAGCCTTGTTTGTTTCCGGAATCAGCCCATAAAAACAACGCCCCGACACCAAAGGCGACAGGGCGCTAAAAAGTTTCTTCTGGATCATGTCATTTGCCAGCCTCCGCAATTATTCCTTGTTGCAGTGTGTTAATGATGGCTTGCGCCGCCTGCTCCTTCGATTGCTGAAAGGCGGGTCGCATAAACGGCCGTGCGGGCATTTTTGATGTGCCGAATTCCAAGAATCGCCAGTAAAACGGATCGCGCGGATTATACGCGCCGGATCTGCCGCTTTTCCCTTTGAATTTCAGCACTTGCTTAGTCGAAAGCCCCTTTACCCAAATATAGGTGTTGGTTCTGCCGTTTCTGCCAACTTTCGTTCGGCTTTGAATGGATTTTCGTAATGTGCCTGCTTTACGGTGCGGCACGCTTTCTTTTAAGACTGGCGCCAAAGTGCGCGCTTTGTCACGCACGATCGCGCCGCCTCTCCGCATTGCTTTCACTGCTATGCGGTTAGAGGTCTTCCGTCCAAGGCTTTGCATTGCTTTCTGCAATTCTTTCAAGCCGTCCACGCGAACCGTTATGCCATCCATTAAACCACCTCTTTACACATTAACTGTAGAGATATATTCCGCTCTTGGGTATTCAGCACCGACAAGATTTCAAGCGTGCGTTCGCTGAATTTAACCCTCATTGTCGGCACAATCCCGGGCAAATGACGAAGCCAAATTTGTGTTGTGACTTCTGACTGCACTTGTTGGGCCGCGAAATACTCACGCCCAGACAGCGGACGCACATCCGCCCAAACGGTAGCAACGTTTTTCCACGTCGTCACCGCCGCGCCGTAGTCATTTACAGTATTGATTTGCTTCTGTAAGGTGATTCGATGCCGTAGTTTTCCAATGTTCATACATGTATAAACCGATAACGTTCAATGATTAGTTTTACAGTCGGCGGTAATCCAAGATTACTTGCCCCCTGCGCTTCATTCCAACCGCCGCGATTTTCATACATATATGCCACCAGCATTAACAATGCGATTTTCAAATCACTTGTGATTTCCTGTGCATTTTCGGGCGGTTCGTCCGGCAACGTTTCATAAAGCTTTCGGTTAGTGTAGTTTTCAACCGTGGCTTTTGCGGCATCAAGATAGATGACCAAAAGGTCGTCTTCTTCGTCACCATCGATTCGGCACTGCAATTTGATTTCGTCGATTGTGATATTCATCATGCCCCCAGAATAAAAGTGCGGTCGATTTTGACCGCACTTTATTGATTATTTGCCGACTAAAGCTTTAATCGCTGAGGTATCTTCCAATACACAATCAAAGCGGTGAAACGCTAAGAATGCTGTTTGGTCAAATTCAGCATAACGCTCTACAAGACGTTTTAATGTCATGTAAGCCACGCGGCGCACAACAAAACGATTAAAATCGCCGAAATAAGCGAATTTATTACCAACGCCAATATCGGCAATACCTTGATCAATAACATATTGCTTACCAAGAATCGTTGAAGGTGCGACGCCGGCAACATCAGGCAACCATAATGGGCGATTTTGACCATCCACCAATTCTTTCAACGCTTTAAACGTGTTGTCGTTAAACGCTAAACGCGAGTTCCCCACATTGCGATAAGCCGGATCAACAGAGTGCAACAGCGCGTTAATATCCAACCAATCAACTTTACCAGTGGTTTTTGATGTGGTTGTGCCGGTTACACTTGCCGCTAAGCCTTTAGGCTGTGCCGGTGTGCCGGCACCAGTACCCTGAATTAAATATTTTGCTTCCGCACGGCCGATACGTTGCGCGATACGATCCGCTAAGTAGGCTTCAATGTTAATCGCCGAATCCTGCAATAATTCGTTAGATACGCGAATAATTTTAGAAGACAGTTTTTTGGCGCCAAGGCTTCCGACACCAAACGCCGTATCCGATTCGGTTGCGGCGGTGTTTTCACCGATTAATTCACCTTCTTCGGTAGTGCCGTCGGCGGTGATCCATTCGATAGTGCGACCGTCGGATGTTGTTAAAATTTGCGCCACCTGAGCAATACCGCCGTAAGCTTTCATTTGCTCAACAATGCGTGCCTGCATTTCTTTCGGTACGGTATAACCGCCCTTATCGTTAACGCCGACACCTTGCGCACGCATTTCAGACAATGCTTGACGTTCTTCTTGGCTTAACTCGCCCAAACCGTTACGCAAAAATGCGTTAAACGCTTGAGCGCGCATTTCATCAACAGTTTTTGTTTTTTCGCCGTCGTGTTTAGCACGCTTTTCGGCTTCGACCGCTTCTTGTTCTTTGATGAATTTTTCATCCATCGCACGAAGTTCTTCTTCACGCGCAATTACGGCATCTACACCGTCTAATTCGGTTTTCATTTTGTTCCATTCGGTGCGCTGTTCTTCAGTCCAAGCGTTATCACCGATTTTGTCATGTAATGTACGCATTTGTGCAGCAATATTGCGACGTTTTTCTTGTAGCTCATGTAATTTAGCCATGTTTTTTTCCTTCTATAGAATGAAAAACCGCACAAAAGTGCGGTCGGTTTTTAATGAAATTTGTTTAATTGCCGGAGATCAACGATAAAAATCGTTCCCGCGCAGCCTTTTGATGTACGGCTTTCTGAATATCACCGTTATTCCGAGCTTCTTTCCAAGCATCGAGCGATCGCGCCGTGCTACTCGCCTCTTGATATGCCGGATAAGTCACCGGGCTAACATCATAGAGCCGTGAAATTTTATGAATTTCACGGATAACGACGCCTTCATCATCTTCATACCACTCATCGCCGTTGCGAGCAATATTAAAGGCAAATGATGATTGCGTAATGTCACCACGCTGCAGTGGCGCGATCACTAAATCACGAATGGTTGGCGTATCCGGGGCAGTGATGTCATAACGCAAGCCTTTATCATCCACGCTTAGGCTTAAGGTTCCGGCCGTCGTTCGTCCAAGAATGAAGTTGGAATCGTGGTTAAACAGGCCGCGTACATCATCATCTAATACATCATCGAATGCACCCGGCATAATGATTTCGCGGAATCCCCACATTAACTGCGAGCGGGTATTAAAAACCGAACCATATCCGATAATATGAGTAGGTTCGGAATCTTTACTCTCTGCCCGAACTTCGCCGGCGTAGGAGCGTTTTTCAATATCAGCCATCAGGTTCGTTCTCCTTCTTCTTGTCTGATTCGATTTGTTTCGCCGCATTAACACTGACAAGATATTCATCTAACCCGTCAACCGGGTTCATATCTTCAAGTGTGCGGGCTTCGTTGCGTGACATCCAGCCATCAGTGATCGCACTATGATAAAACTTTGCTCTTTCGGTCGGAGTGCCGCGCATGATGCCGCCAAGGTTAAACTTCACAAAATAACCAGCTTTGCGTTCGGCTTCCGTGAATACCTTACGGTTAATTTCTTGCTCCCAGTTTACGATCCAAGGCATCAAACTGTAACGAATGAATTGAATCGTCTGTTCCGAGATGTTCGAAAATGTCGCCTTTTCCAAGTCGTTAATCATGTGTGCTGGAACGTTAAAAATTCCCGCAATCTCCGATCGGTTCAACTTCATCATGGATAGTAATTCGGTATCAACCGGAGAAACTGTTAGCGCTTTATAGTCAAGTTCGGCAGGCAAAAGCACTGTTTTGTTTTCTTTGTTTTTCAGTTCCGAGCTTGCTTTATCCCAGAACTTTTTGAAGCTCACCCAAGATTTTTCGTTAAGCGGCGTTTTCACACTCACAATCCCTGCTGGGCGAGCATTACCAAGGAAAAACGATCCGGCAAAATCTTTCGCATTCAGACCTAATCCGATCGTTTCCGCGTGCTGCTGAATAACGGATTTACCCGTTTTCAACGACGCACCAAGCGCTTTAATATGGATCATGTCATCAGGACTGATTGACAGCGTTTCATCTTCGCCGTAATAGCCGTAAATATAGCGTCTGCCGTTTTTCAGTAACTGCACCAACCATGGCTCGCGTGTTTCAAGCGATTCGATTTCACCACTTCGGCGGCGGACAATGTGTAAGTAAGAGTTCCCGTGTAAAAGTACCGCACTTTGTCCATATTCCCGCATTTTGTAGGACGTCTGCCAGAAATTCGGACTATCGTGTAACAGGTAAAATAACGGGTGGTCGCGTGCCGGCTCTATGTTTTTCCCGTCTTTGCGCATAACGTGTAACGGTAACTGAGCGATAGCACTTGATAGCACATACACGCAGGCATATACCGCACTTAATTTCATCGCTGTGTCAGCATTGACTGTTCGGGGCTGCAACGTGCCGAATAGATCATCATAAGCACCTTCAGCACTCAAGGGTACCTGAGGATTTTCTAAAGACCGTGCAGCAAATAACTTATCAAAAATCATTTACGCCCCCGTGAAGCGACAACCGCATATAACAGACACAGACCACCACCGACAATACAGGTTTGGGCGATCCCATATTGGAGATAAACGCCGGCACACAATGAACCAAGTCCAGCCAAGCCGACCAGATCAATAAAAAATGTTCTCATAGCGTTAATACCTCGTCCGGGATAAAAATCCCGTCATCTTCATTTAGCATAATTCGACCGATTGCCATCATTAAGGCAACCGCACCATCAATTTTGTTTTCAGGGATTTCTTTCACCGGGCGTACAATATCATCGTTCCCGACGGCAGATTTTCCCACGACATTACCGATACACCACGTCATGATCGGATTGCCGTCGTGATGGAACCTGCCGCTTTCAATAGCGGCCTCTAGTTCTTTCATGGGGTCAGATAGGTTCGTATAGTTTTGTGTGATCGTGATGGGATTTAAGCCTTCATCCGCCATATCGTGTGCGATTGCTATAGCTCCGTGCGGGTCGATTGCGACACAATTAACTTGATGTTCTTTGTTTGTGTCTTTAACACACTCAAGGATTTCGCGATAATCCACTTCCGCCCCATCGGTTGCTATTAAATGTCCGCTATTTACCCATTTTTGATATTTGTCCACCACCCGCTTTAAAGCAGTATCAATGCTGAAAACCGTATCTTCCGGTACAAAAAACAGCGGCGATATACAGTAATAATGACGTTTTCCGTCAATCATTCGACTAAATACCCGCACAAGCGAGTTCATATCCAGCTTCCGCGCCATATCAAGCCCCAAAACCACTTCTTCACCTTGGAAATCTTCAAGGCTTAATGTTTCGTCGTAGCACTTCTCCCAACTCACCATGTTGAAATAAGATTCTTTCGCTGATACCCAAACATTTAAGTGTTTTGTTTTAAATTTATTAGCAAAACGCGGATTGTTGATTGCCTGCTTTTGTTGGCTCAGTAGATAATCACCGTACACTGATACATCAAAGTTAGGATTAGCTTTTCGCAGCACATCCGAGCTTGTCCAGTCGTCGCCTTCATCAATAGTGTAAATCAGCCCAAATAGTTCATCGTTTGGCACAGCGCCATTCAGCATTTCAATCACTTCACGGCGTTTGTCGTAACAAGGACCTTCGATGTTGTAGCCTGCTGTCGTGATAATCCACATTAACGGCTGTCGACGTGCGCCCATACCGGTAAGCATGGTCGTGTAAAGTTCATCGTCTTTATGTTCGTGGTATTCGTCCACGATTGCGCAGCTTGGTGACGCGCCATCACCCGGATTCCCGATCAGCGGTTCAAAGCGCGATCCGTCTGCTGGGCGATTTAGATTAGACGCGTTGACCTCAACCCCAAACGTGGTACAAAGTAATTCAGTTTTCTTACACATCAATCGAGCCGGGCGAAACACTTCCCAAGCTTGTTTTTCCGTTGTCGCGCCGGAATATACCTCTGCCCCAAACTCACCATCAATACAAAACATATACAAGCCGACACCGGCAGATATAGCCGATTTACCGTTTTTACGCGGGATTTCAGTATAAACTTCACGATAACGGCGCAATCCATTGGATTTTTTCAACCAACCGAAAGCATTAGCAACGGCGAATAATTGCCATGGTTCAAGCGTGATTAGTTGCCGCTTTAGCGCCCATTCGCCTTTTGTGTGTGGCAAAAGCTGAATAAACTTACAAGCGCGTTCCGCCAGTGCCTCATCAAACCGAAAAGGGAAATATTTGTCCTTTTGATTGTCTAGATCGTCTAAATGACGCTGACAAGCTTTAATCACCAAACGGCAGGCGGGAATTTTTCCGGAAACAACGTCTTTCGCATACTTATTCGCTTTCTTTACGTTGTCCATTGTTGCATCAACTCCGCAAATGGATTAGTTACTTGATTATCCGCATTACCCATCAATCGCGATCGGCTAGATGGATCAAGCCCAAGCAGTGAGCCAAACTTTGCCATATCTGCCATTGCTTCTTTGAGCGTTGTATAGGCCGGATTCCGCTTAATGCCTGAATCCGTCACAATAACACTGCCGTGCTTTTCAATATCTTGATTCGCTTTCTTGCGGTTTTGATAAGCAATGCAGTAATTCGCAACGGTTTGTAAATCTGTTTTCATTAGCACTTTTTGCGGGATGAGTTCTTTCAGCACAAACCCCCACATGATTTGACCATTTTCATCTAAATCATCGGGCGGGGGAACGTGTTCATCCAATTCGCTAAAGTGCGGTTCATTTTCGTTTAATTTTCTCTTTCCAGGGTTGCCTTGACGGATTTTCACTGCCGTTGGCTTAGGCTTGCGCCCTCGGCCTGGAACTAATGCTTTACCTGTCATTTGGGCGTACCTTGTAAATTTTAATTTCGCGGTTGTAAAAATTGAGTTCCACGGGCGGTTTCCATAGGCGAAACCTATAGAGATTTTCCCACCCCCACCCGTACCATCGCATAGGCTAACTCAATCGCTCTCTTGCTGTTTTTGCTTTGTGGCATAAATCGCACAAGCCCTGTAGATTAGATAAATCATCACTACCGCCATGTGCCTTAGCTATGATGTGGTCGACTGTTGTAGCCGATACATACAATCCTTTCTTTAAGCATGCTTGACATAGATAGCGATCACGCTCTAATACGATAGCACGTAACTTACGCCATTGCGCACCATATCCACGCTGTGATGATGTTCTGCCCTTTTGGTGTCTCACCCAACCGCAAGCTTGATGTTCAGTACAGTAACCGCTTTTATCTGTCGTTGTGTTCCTACACCCTTGCTTACGGCATGCTTTAGGTATTTTTGCTGGCATATACCCACCCAATAATAGGTAGCTCTACCATATCAACTACTTCAACCACGTCTAACGGACTAACGTCATCAGCGTAAAAGCTACCGTCAGCATTATGCCAGCGTGTTAATGGTGGCTCTTCCGTGTATATGCGTTCGACTAATAGCCATTTACCAAACTGTGTTTCATACACCACATCGCATAATTGTCCATTGCGTAGTTTAACTACATCCCCTTTCTTGATATTCATTCTGTCACCTTATTTACTCAATTCTTCTTTCTGCCATTCGCGGATTTTATTAATCCGATTTAGGCACATATCACGCTCACGCTTTAGGATCACCGCATACTGTGTTACATCACCATAAGTGCGACCATCAAAAGCCGTCTTATCCAAGTGTGCGGTAAACGCCGCTGGGAATTGCGGACAAGCTGTAATTTCAGTCTTACTCGCGCAGGAACTCAATAACATTGCGAGGAGCGTCAGCATTAAAAGCGTTGCTCGCTTTAACTTGTTTTGGTATTGCTTTAATAACTCCATCTGATTTACTCCTTGCTTCTGACTCAGCCTTGCTTAAGGCTTGGGTCAGCTGATTATTATATTCCGCATCTGCCTTTAGTCGTTTGATTGTGCTGCTTTGCGTAGCGATGGTTTGCTTGTGCGTCTCAATCTCAGCGTTAAGATTATCAATCTTGTTTGATTGATGGTAAATCCAGCCACACAACCCAAAGACAACCACCACACAAAGCACAAGTAACCAAGCTAATTTAGTTAAACTATCACCAATACCCATATCATCACCTTAATTAAATAGCGGTGCGGTTTAAGACTCTTACGTATACGCTTGCGCCATCTGATTTACTTAGTCCCATAACCGCACCACTAATCTAAACGCCACGGACGCTTTTAGCGCCGAGATCGTAATAATCCTTAATTGATGTGCCGTAGCCGTCTTTAGTTACCGCGCCTGTTTTAGCAAACTTGAGCGCATTACCGGCACCTTTTAAGTGCGCCGCGAATAACAAGCCTGCTTTATGACTTGCGTCGCCAGTATATACCGCCTTGTTTGTCAGATACTTGGCATTGCGGTTCATTAGTTTTATTATTGTTTCGTCTTGCATTTGCGGGCTATTGAGATAAGTATCTTTACCGCCGCGAATAGTCCAGTTTGATTCGCTCGCAAGAAAACCTTTATGCGCAGATGGGCTGCTACCATTAGCAATGCCTTTAGTCATTGCTACCGCCTGGTTATATTTAGCCTGATTAATCAAACCAACATCAACAAGAGCCGCCGCGCCGAATTGATAAGCTCCTAGATAACCGTAACTATTTTCCGCTTTATAATTGCCCGCACTTTCTCGTTTGGCTAACGCCTTTAAAAGTGCTTTTGTTTGTGTGGCAGTCAGCCCAGTTATAATTAATTCTTCCGATTCCATTTTTACACCCTTAAACATTTCAACGGCGAAATTCGTCGCTATCGTTGTAGCTGTCATCACTCTTACCACCAAGGCTTATATCGTTGACTTCAATTTTTTTACGGATCAACGCAAACAAAAATTCACGGATTTTTTCCGCGCCCACAAAGCCAAACAGCCCACCGACAAACGTCGACACATGCTCTCCAACGCCCAAATACGTCAACATTGACATGCAAGACAAGGTGAGTGCACCACAGATTGAGCCATCAAGTAAGCGTTGCCGGTATGAGCTTTTCTGCTGAAGGAACCATGCTCTAAGTATGGCCATAAAAAAAGCCATCACGAACCCCGTAATGGCATTATAGTTTTGTTGTATGTAGGCTAAGACTGCCGCCCACAAGTCAGGGGATTTTTCAGGCATTTTCATTACTCCACCTCGTTTTTATCGAGGCAATAAAAAAGCCCAGTATCAAAATACTGAGCTATGTATTGACGGCAGGAGCGGGAGTTGAACCCGCAATAATTCGTTCACTGGAAGCATTTGCGTGAACGGCTTCTCGCCTTACCTCATTCAGCCATTCCTACCCATAGAACCCACCTATTACAGTGGGCATAAGTTCTGTTAAGATAAAGTTCCCACACAATAAAATAACAGAGGTTTAAAATGATTCAATTAGATGAAATTGATGATGGCTTTTATAAATTTCCTTATCGTCCTGGAGAAAGCCTTTCTGAAACAGATACACCTGCACCAAATACCGGCGGATTTGATTTAATAACCCACCCTGAAATGATAGAAAACATTCCAGAATTAAAATATTCTCCGATGTTAAGAAAATTATTGGTAGATTTAAATGCACCAGAAAGCCCATACATGACCTTAGGATGTGGTTATTGGGCTAATTATGCAGAAAATGAAGTTTCATACTGCTATTTAGAATTTTCTTTCAGAGAAATAAATATTGCCAATAATAAAAACTTTTCACTTGCACTAGATGAAAAGCTTGTCAATTATCTAAATGAAAATAAAGAAGTTTTATCTAAAGCATTTGATGTGCCGCCTCAAGCCATCCCAAACGCGGTAAACCATTTCGAATGGAGATACCGTCCTTTCCGTTATTTCGAGAGCGAAGAACGCACCTTGCTATACTTTCAGGCTGGTAGTTATCAACATCAAGATCTTGAGGTTTTTCTTGATATTTTACATCGTTTTTTAACTCAGTACCTTGTCGTTCCATCATAACCACCAACAAAAAGCCCCGACGGCATAAACCATCAGGGCTGTTAAAATCATTTGTGCGTTTTAAATGTGCAAAACCGCACTCATAGCACAAACTATATACTTTTAGTGTACACTTTGCAAGTGTTTTTTAAAGTGCGGTCAATTTTGGTTAAGTTTTAACGTCTAATTAATCTATGTTTGGGGTATAGCACATCATTATCCCGAATAGTTGGTAATACCCGGTTCCAGTTTTGATCTTCCCATGTTCCGGTTTTAAACTCAGCGGTAAGCTTTTGGAGAAGTGGTTGATGCCGGCGGAGCATTGAACCATATTCGGATACAATACTGTGTGCCTGTGGTGCAAATTTTGATTGTATGCTATCTAATGCCGGCAAGATATAACCGGTAAACTCAACGCACTTGAATAAAGCGAACCAATCCCACGCAAGCTGTTGCAATTCAGCTTCTGTTAAAGCAACCTGCTCTTTGCGTTCATCAATAATCAATTCACCTTCCAAAGGTAAACGAGCGATTAAACTCACGGCTTCAGCAAATTGATCATCGTTAATTTCTTTGTATGTTTTGCCAAAGTGATTTTTCAATGCTGCCCATTGTTTAATAATCACGGACGCTTGTTTGTCTTTCGGTAAATTTTTTGCTCTGCCTAAGACTAAATCTTTAATTGCAGTTTGATGTTCCGCAGAAAGTTTCTCAATTTTGACCGCACTTTGTCTTTCCGCTTTGCCAAAGTGCCAATAGTTGTAAAGTGCCTCAAAACATTCTTCTTGATAGCGGATCACTTTTTCTTTTAAATCAGGCCGCACTTTCTCAGGGTTAATGCTAAAGAGCCAGCCATTGAGTTTTTTCAGTGGCATACAGAGCATTTTGCGAATTTTACCGTCTGCCCCAACCGTTTCGATATCGAAACAGTTGAATTTATCTTTGTTCTTATTTAGCTTAATTGATTGAGCTCCCCAAGATAAACCTAATGCTTCAGCAATAGGTCTAACTGCTGTATAGATAACATCTTCAACTTTTAATGTAATAAGAGCTGAACCGTAGAACGAGATAGTTTGAGTAGAGATTTGATTAGACATAGTTGTCTCCTTGTTGTTCTTACGAAATTTACCCTATCGAATAGGGTGTCGAGAGGTTCGTAAGCCTCAACAAGTAGGCTGGGATTATTCCCCTTTCGGGTATTGTATTCTCCGCCCTCTCGACATTGAGTTTTCCAAATCTATTTTTAATGGCAAGGAAAACAGATCTGCAAAATTTTGACATAAAAAAACCGCTTGTCTGACGGGTGCGGATTGCCGCTTGTTGTTAAGGTTACGACACCTTATGGAGGATAATAATAAAAAAAGCCTGCTTTGTAAACAGGCTTTATATTTTTTATTCAATAATACTTTTATATGTACCACGGATACGCTGTGTTTCATAATACTCTTCTGCTAAAGCAGTCATATGAAAATCAACGTCACTACCTGTAATATCAATAATAACTTGCCTAATATCTTCTAACTTAACATTAAAAAATTCTCTTCTATAGTTAACGGCATTAACTCTACGATCGTTGAATCGATAATGTAACTCCCTTTCTAAGGCCGGGGCATCTTCAGAATAAATAAATGCATGTACATCAAAGAAGAATGGTACACTTGCATCACCTAATTCCCTCACTCTTTCCATTGGGTCTAACCTTCTAGTCAAACCAATTTTATATATATTTTCCCCGAATGACCCAATATTACTAATTACATAGATATATCCACGTCGGGTCTGTTCTGCAAGACTTCTAGCCCTTTCTTCTTTATTTTGGGCTTCAGCTAATTGTTGCTCAAGTAACTCAATTTGCGCTTTTACTGCCGCCATTTTTTCAGCACTAGCTGACTGCAATTCTAATTTAGCCTTTTCAAGCAAAGCGTTATACATTTTCTCCTCTTTTTCTGCATCCGCTATTGCTTTTTCATATTCACGTCTCGCTTTCTGCTCCTCTCTCATTTGTTCTCTAATTAAACGTTGCTCTTCATCTTCTTCTTGTTTTTTGAGCTTATATTGATATTGTAAAGTACACTCTTCAAGTTTTAATTCAATATATTTTATATTAAATCGACATTGAAAATGGACTGATAATTTTTCTAAACTATCAGCCAAACTTTTTATTCTTTCCAATGTTTTTGGATAATACCCTAGTCTTACTTTACTGATTAAAAGATCACAATCTTCATTAAAGGCCAATAACATCAATTTAACTTGACCTTCTAAAGCCCGACGACTATCAGACTGTGTGCCTATCACCGCACCTAACGCAGTTTCCGGAAAGTAGATTGCATCTTTAGCCTGAATTAGTGCTTTTTGCTCTTCCCTTACTCGTTTAATTTCTTCTGCAAATCTCTCTGATGTTTGATATAAATAATCTGGCAGCTCAAAATGTCCGGAATCTGAAAACTCTTCTAAAGTCGAATATAAATCTATTTTACTTTGCAATTTATATATACGCTCTTCTAAGCTATCTCTTTTTTCATATAAGTCACTAAGAGTTGTAGATAAATTGACCTTTTCTTTTTCTTTGTCACTAACTGTTTTTATAAGACTATCGGCATTACTTTTTAAAGTTCTTAACTCTTCGGTTTCAGAATATATTTCATCATATTCATCATTGATTAAGTTCATTTTTTCTTCAATAGAACTCAACTGCTCTTTAGCTTTTGATACCGAATCATTAACTTTATCAAGTTCTTCTTGTGACTCTTCTAGAGCTTTTTTCGTCTCAACTATTGCTTCTTTATAGCTTTTATATTCACCTAACTTTCTCTTAAAATAAATATAAACACCAATAACCAATAAAATAAAAGAGGATAAAATAATAAAAAAACCTACTAATAGTTCCATAATACCTACCATATTTATTTTAAGTTTTTTCTAATATATTTTGTTATTATTTTTTTTCGTTCTTCACAACGCTTTTCATAATCTTTCTTAGCATTGGATAAGAATTTAGAAATATCTTCCTTCTTTTTTAGCGCCAATAGTTTCTCGTAGTCTCTAGCCTCCCTCTCTCGTTGCTTCATTTCGCTAAGTCTACATCTTTCCTGTGCTTTTTTTGCCCTCTCTATCTCCTTTTCTTGCCTTAATAATTCCTGATTAGCCTTTCTTATTTCTTGCAAAGCTTGTTTTTCAAGTCTAATACGTTCTTTTTCTGCTCTCTTAGCTTCTTTTGCAGCATGCTTCGCTATCTTGAATGCGACACCTAAGAGAGATACTTTTCTAGCCATAAAAACTTTCTCACTATTCCAAATAGTTTGTCAGTTTACAAAACATAATTAGATTTTCTACGATCTAGATCACAAAACAGATAAAAGGATTCAATTAATTGATTTTTTGAATAATTTTTGAGCAATTAATATCTCTTGATTTGTAGTGAATATCACTCGTCAATTACGCAAAGAAAACGACTTCACCGCGCAACAAATACCCTATCAAAAAGCTTTCCGCTTCGTGTAACAAATTGTAATAGTGTTTCAGACTGATGTTTTTAAAATGACAAATATCCGCCCGATCATATCGCTTGACGTAAGTCAGCATAAAAACGTGGAATTGGTCGAAGTTTATTTGTTTCATCAGCAGTAACCCTTTATCAATGAGCATACCTTCATCATCACTTAGTGGGTCTAAGTATGGTTTTGTTCTATCTGCCCCTTTTATACCGACTGTCGCGACGGGATAATCCGTTTCCAGCCGTGAATTGCCCCAATAACCAAACCGAATAAATTTTGCCTTAAAATTCATTATTTGTACCCCATTTACGCATTATTAATTCCTTTAATCTTGATGATGGTTTTGCCTTTGGCGATAACGCCTTTTTCTTCGATGGAATATTTGCGAATGATTGTGCGGTTGTCATCTTTGATTAGACCAGCACCGACTAAACTATCAAAAATACCTTTGGGTAAGTTGTCTAGGTCACGAGCGCGGTTATCGGGAAAATAAATCTCTATCTTAATTTCGACCGCACTTTCAAACGGATCGAACTGTTTACAAACTTCAGTTGCAATGCGCTTAAATTCGCGCCCTGCTTTTGAAATGTAATGTCTGCCGCTTCTTGTGTGTTTCCAATAATGATTTACCGACGGTGGATAAGGTAAGGCAATCTCTAACCACTCACTCATAGTTTGCCTTCCTTGCGTAAAATCGCTTGAGTGCGCATAACGCCTTCCGCATGAGCTAAGCGCACAAATTCAGTATCCATTTTGCGCGTTCTGCGGTCGCATTCATCGTGGCAACTACTGCAACACCACGCACCTAAAATATCATCGGGCTTTTGCCCTACTCCATTAAGCCCTGCTATGCGATAATGCGCTAATACGACTGTTTCTGGGTTATGGTTGCAAATCCCAGGTAACCGCACTTGACAATCGCGCCCTTTAGCTTCCTTCCTCAAATCTACCTTTGCCATTATTTAGTTCTCCCGTTTATCACATCAGTATCACGGCGTCCGCTTTGTTGCCACTTACGCCAATCTTTAAGCTGTTTCATCAACCCGGCATAAAGGCGGTCGCTTTCTTGTTTCTTCTCACCCATCAGCAAAATCCTATTAATTGATTAATTTTGTTATCCAATTCCCATTCGCTTTCATAGATATTACAAAGTGTTTCATTCCAGATAACCCCAAATACAGCCCTGTAAACGGAATTGAATTTTTCTTGGCTCATATTCGCAAATGAGATTGACCAACGTTCTTTCGTTGTGCCACCATCTTGGCTTGGCTTAATATCGTAAAACCCAGCCTTTTTCATCACATGATCTAAATAGGCTTCAAGCGTCTTCATCCCCTCATAGTCCAATTTAGATTCGCGGTTTGACCGCACTTTTGCTAAAACACGATCTGCGATTGGCTTTGTTACGTTCTGATAGAGATGTTCATCATTTGCCACTATAGCAATTTCATGTGCTACCGCTTGAGCAATCCATTCTTCCGCTTGGGTTAATACGCTAAATTCAGGTTGCCAATACTCAAATCCAGCGTCCAAAAGTGCGAAAAATTTCTTGTGGTGTTGATAGTTTCGATTATTGGATAGCGGCATAATTTTGACCGCACTTCCAACAGGCAAGCTTTTCAGCAAATTGCGGTCGTAATCCGTTTCCGCCACCACCGCACCATTTGCGTATTTCACCGCATGAATTACGGTTTTCTTTTTCTGCTGTTTACTCGCCATTCAAATTTTCCCAAATCATCAATGTGGATATTGCGGATGACTTGCCCCATATTGCGGTGGCGTGGATCAAATATCGCTAAGTGATTGCCACGACAAACATCGGTCCAGTCGCCTGTTTCAGGGCTTACGAACTTAATGCGTCCACCAACAATAAAGCGGATTTCAGTTGCCTTCCGTGTAATAAGCGAAAACCATTCCGTGCTAATATCAACCGGTAACAACATCACCACCAAGCAGTTATAATATTCGAACAATTCAATGGACCGCTTGATAAAACTTAACGGATCGCTAAATGGCGGATTGATGAAAATACGCTCGTTCTGAAGCTGGTAAGTTAAGAAATCCATTTCAGGCGTGACATATCGATCGCACTTTGCGTTATTCGGTAATGCAGCGCCATCAAGTGTAAAATTAAATTCCGCATCAAGCGGCAAGAACAACGAAAGCGGTGTTGGGTAAGTATCTTTATCAAATTTGCTCATATGAAATCCTTAAGCTGTAACAGTGTTTTGAGTTTTATTGCCGCGCAATATGGAGCGCATTTTTGCCAAGTAATCCATGGCTTTTTCATCAGTCACCTTGATTTTGACTGTTTTCGGGATTTGGCGACGGCGCTCAGGGATTGATTCGCCACTGGATAATCTGCCAGCCCATGCATCCAACGTTTCTTTTACGCCGGCGTCAAATTGCTTGTCATTCCAGCGATTAACCTTGCATTTGCGATACACGTCGGTGATTAACCAGTATTCGAGGTCGCTTGCAAAGGCGAATTGGTCTTCCAGCTCAAAGCCATACCCCATAAACGCCTTTGCGCGTCTTGCCAATTCGTCGGCGCTTGGTAAGCCCAGATGTGCGTACTTATTACCAGCCTTGCACCAGCCGATAAACTCGCCCACACTTGGCAAATAACCATTTGGCTTTGCTCGCGCAGCTGCCATGCCACGTTTCACTTGCTCAAAAGTTTTAATTTCATTCTCGGCAAAACCTAAAATCCATTGTTGCTTCAGAATGTCTAATTGCTCTCCGCTGATGGTGAGTAGGATTGGGCAGCTCGCGGTTAAGTTCTCAAAAATCCGATCAACCATGTCTTTCGCACGTTCAGGGACGTAAGTTGAGCGCACTTGCTGTTTTTGTGTTAATTGATTCATCAAAATACCTCCGCCATTTTCTCAGGGGTTGCCCAGTCTCTTGCGTTTTTCTCGGCAAATGATTCTTTGCGTTTAGTTGATTCACTGAACTGCTGTTTAATCACAAGCTGATCCCATTTTTCACGTAATTTTGCTGGACTAAGAATATTTGCAGCCCAGAATGAATCTTGGTTTGCCCATTTGAACAATTCACAAATATCTTTGTGAGTTCGTTTATCACGTTCACGCATAAGCCTGATTTCGTTTGCCCAAGAGGCAATATTTGGCACTCTTGCGTTCGGATTGATATTTTTGATTAAGCTAAAAATCCAATTAGCTGCCTTCAAGTCATCGTCAGAATAGGAGATTTTTTTCTCTCCGTCGGCGGGAAATTTTTTCCCGACGTAGTATTATTTGTGTTTTGTATAGTGTGTTTTATATTGGGTTTTGTATGTTCACTTTCTGAACTAGTGACTAGTTCACTTTCTGAACTAGTGATGTTCACTTTCTGAACTAGTTCACTTTCCGAACTAGTTCGGTTTTTGAACAAGTCAGCTTCTGAAACAGTCGTAATTTTTGAAAAATCAAGAGAATACACGCCAGTATTTCTTGCACCTGTTGTTCTGATAAATAATCCACGATCAACAAGGCTTTTGCAGGCATCAATAACTTGCGTTTTTCCTGCGCCTGTAAATTCAACAAACTGAGAAATTGAAATAGCATCACAATCTTTCCCCCAGCCCGTAGTTTTGCGAACAACAAGCGAATAGCATTTAAATTCAACGCCAGTTAAGTGTCGCATTAGTTCATCGACAATCGCATTAGGAGTTTGAAAGGAATTAGCTATAAATCTGCGATCACTCATTCCGCCACCTCATTCATAAAATATTCCGCCACACGCTTACCTCTCGCCACAGTCACCATACGACGCTGAATATCGTGTCCTTGTTGTTTTAAATCATAGATACGTGCACCAAGACGGGTACAACCAAAGCGTTCATACGCTAATAATTGCGTCAGCCTTTCGCCGTTACGAAGTGCGGTCAAAATCATCTTGCATTGCGTTTTACTTGATGTTTCATTCGCGTTAAGATTTCCGCTTGATTTTTGTTTTAACATGCCTGATAATCCTCCCATCGGATGATAGTTCCTTTATATAAATTCGCCGATACTAACCGCCGGAAACGGCGGTTTTTCATTGCCGTTTATTCAGCGTGATGACGCATTCAACCGAATGCTGTGTCGCCGCTAAATGCTTGCTTAACAATCTGCGGATTAAATCTTCTTCCGAAGTTGTAATTTCGCCATCTGCCAGTGCACTTTCTAACGCCTTAAACAACAGCCCGCGCGCTGATAATTCACGTAGCTGCAGCGTTGAAATTTCCACTGCGTCTAATTCGCTTGCGTCGGCATCCGGCACAAACCGTCCACCGGCAGTTCGGCACAGTTCATCGATAAAATCTGTACAGCCATATTCAAGCTGCAGTGCAACAAGCTCTTCGTTCTTAAAACGCTGCCCTTTTGTCTGATACAAGCGGTTGTTTAACTCCGCTTCCGAAAATCCCAAGAATCCCGCAACCGCACTTTTACCACCCGGTATCTTCTCGATCATTTCGATAATGATTTGCTTCATCGCCATAATTTTTGCCCTATTTTTATGGTTTTCTTTTGGATTGATGTTGGTAAATTAATCACGAGTAAGCGATTTAAGTATTTCAATCTCGCCGATCTTTCCATCAGTGGCTTTAGCAATTAAAGGGATGTATTTAGCACTTATCCCTCCGCCATTTAGCCAAAAGCTAACGGATACTTGAGAAACTCCGCATTTTTGGCTGAGGCTTGCTTGAGACCCACAGATGGAAATTGCTTTTTCTATAACTTTGTTTTTCATGAATTATCTCTTATAGACAAATTATTCTTATAAAGAATATAAGATATTTTATGAAATGTAAAGCTTATCTTATTTGAATTTATATAAGCTTGCTTATAACATTCCTCAATAAATTAGGAGGTACGATGAAAACACTGCCAGAAAGATTATTATTTGCGATGCAGCAAAAAGGGCTAAATCAAGCAGAATTGGCCTCTATGTCCGGAACATCACAAGTAACAATAAGTAATATTCTCAACGGAGTTACCGATGTTCCTAGAAAGGGGTTAGAAATAGCGAATGCTTTAGATGTTTCTTTAAATTGGCTACTAACTGGTGTCGAAGATAGCGTTACTGTTTCGACTAAAAGCGGAAAAAACGATTCAATAATTATGACACTATTGGATAATCGACTTGCTGCTGGTGATGGCGTCATCAATCTTGACTACCCGGACACGATCCGTTCTATCGAGTTTTCTGCTGAAAAATTTATGGAATTATTCCGGCGCAAAACGGCAAATAACCTATCAATGGCGATCATCGATGGGAATAGCATGTACGACCCAAACAACGAAGAAATAAGCCTTAAACACGGCGATGTTGTGTTTATCGATACATCGATCCAAGAATTCAAAAATGATGGCATCTATGCTTTTGTATTTGAAGGGCAAGCCAGAATCAAACGTTTGCAATATATGAGCGGCTATCGCCTTAAAGTGATTTCGGATAACCCGACTTATGAGACAGAAATTCTAGAAAAAGAACAAGTTGAGCAAATTCATTTTATCGGACAGTTAATCAAGAAAATGCCGATGGAAATGTTCGATCTGTAACCGTAGCAAGAGAGCGAATAGAGGCGCTGTAAAAGTGTAAAGGAAAGGACTGATGTACTCTTACCAGCGGGATATTAAACAAAAGGTTACACATAAAACCATATAATTTACCGGCGTCCTGTGAAGTGAGTAGGACTTGTTTTGAAGTGGCTATAAATTAAATAATCTAACAATAAACAATAAAAATATCTGTACTTTTAGTTTAAAAGTGATAACCTAATAGGTAAATAATATGGAAATTATTTTTGCAACAAAGAAAATGCAAAAAATAATGAACAACGAGTGCGAAATGCAAAAAGTATATGGTCAGCATAGGGCACGTAAATTACAAAGAGTGCTTTATTCGCTTAGAGCAGTATCTACACTTGCTGAATTGGGCGCACCTTATAGCCCACCACATCGATGTCATGAATTAACAGGGGATAAAAAGCGCTTACTAAGCCTTGATCTTGATCACCCCTATCGTTTATTGTTTGAACCGTATCACGACCCAATACCGACAAAGGAAGACGGTGGTTTAGACTGGTCTAAAATTACTTGTATCAAGGTATTATCCATTACTGATACACATTAAGAGATATTATCTATGAGCAATCAATTTATACCTGACTATGCTATCTCACCGGGTGAGATATTAGAGGATGAGCTGGAAATGCGGGATATGTCCCAGCGGGAGCTTTCCGAAAAGACTGGTATCTCAACAAAGCATATCAGTCAAATTATCAATGCTAAAGCGCCTATTACACCAGAAACTGCACTCAAGTTTGAGCGTGTATTAGGTATGCCTGCGCGTTATTGGCTAAACCTTGAAACTCAATATCAAGAGGCGCTAACCCGCATAGCAGACAAAGAAAAACTTTCACAGCATGCAGAATGGGTAAAACAATTCCCATTAAATGAACTGTACAAATGCAATTTCATATCGAAATATACGAAAATTTTCGATAAAGTAGATGCAATACTACGTTTTTTCGGTGTAAGTTCACCTGACGATTATCATACTGTGTGGGGTAATATTTCTGCATCCTACAGACAAGATCAACGTAGCGCAATTAATCCGCACAGTTGTGCCGCATGGCTTAGAGCAGGTGAATTAAAAGCTACCGAGATTCCTTGTGTATCTTATTCGGAAACCAACTTCAAGCAAGCATTGCAACAGATTAAAAGGCTCACTAGAGAGGTTGATCCTGATGTTTTTATTCCTCAATTAGTGGAAATTTGCGCTAAAGCGGGTGTTGCGGTTGTTTTTGTACCTTGTTTTGCTAAAACCGGTATAAGCGGCGCAACTCGATGGGTGTCACCAAATAAAGCGGTTATTCAGTTGAGTTTGAGATACAAAACCAATGATCACCTTTGGTTTACTTTCTTTCACGAGGCGGGACATGTTTTATTGCACGGCAAAAAAACGATTCACCTTGAGTATAATCGTGCATCAAATTTAATGCAGGAAGAGAATGAAGCTAATGAATTTGCACAAAAAAATCTTATTCCTCGAACCTATTGGCATCAGATCATCATGCAACCAAAGCTGACTGAAAGTTATATTCGCACAATAGCGGCAGAAATTGGTATTGCAGAGGGAATTATTGTAGGGCAGTTACAGCATCATAACTTATTACAATATCATGAATTAAATCATTTAAAAGTTAGTTATCGTTGGCAATAATCAACTAAAACCGCCCTCGGGGCGGTTTTCTTTTATCTCGATGAAATCAATTTCGTCGACATCTCTTAAGCATAACTAGACATTAAGCATGTGTAGGGACAAGCTTAATGCCTAAGGCCTGTGTAATTTTCATTATAGTATCAAAACGAGGTTTGCTGCCGTACGATAGCGTTTTATAAAGGCTTTCTCTTCCTAAACCTGTTTTCTCTGCTAATTCCGTCATCCCTCTTGCTCTGGCGACATCTCCTAATGCAGAAATAAATTCGTTTGTATCGCCGGATTCTAAGACTTCGCTTAAATAAGCGGCAATCATTTCCTCGCTATCCAAATATTCAGCCGCATCAAATGGCTTCAATTCTATTTTTTTACTCATGATTTAATTCCTCCTGCCGCTTTATTTCTTCCCATAAAGCTTTCGCCTTTACAATATCTGCCTTTTGTGTGGATTTATCCCCACCTGAAATGAGCAAATAAGTTATTTCACCTGACTTGCCATAATAAACCCTATATCCGGGACCTTTTGCAATACGCATTTCATACAATCCACCCCCTACCGATTTATGATCACCGAAATTGCCGTTCGCTGCTCTGTTAATGCGAGCAATTATTGCAGCTTTGCCCGATAAATCCTTTAGCCCCCTTAACCAATCACTAAATATTTTAGTTTGAATAATAGTGAACATGTTCCCTCCGTTTCATTGTTTCTTATTGTATCTAATTGGATACAAATTATCAATGATATTTTACTTCCCACTACTCTACTTTTGTGATCTAGCTCACAAATTCAGCAATTAATCAAAAAATTTTCAAAATTCTTTTCTTTAGAAATCAATGACTTAATAAGTTTTCTTATAAATATTTATAAGATTTTATAAATAACTGCTTTACAGGTTATAAGTTATCTTATATTATATCCCCATCAAAACGAGATACACATAATCTCAATGCTCTTTAAAAATCTAAACAAAAACACATTGTTTGCCTGATGGTGAGGTGGTTAGTAAAAGTGCGGTAACAGACCCGCCGCCACCAACAAGACGGAACCAAAGCCCGAATCAAGCGATGTGCGAGCTGGTGGAAAAGTTAGCAACGGCAGTGATCGTGTAGCATAAACGCCAGCTTACATTTCAAAGCGCATTTGCGAGTGTGTTTTGAAATGGCAAACAATAAATTTAAGCGAGGTTAAATAATGAACGAGGTAACAATTTCCAAATCACATTACAATTATTTAGTTACTCAAGCTAATCGTATGAAATTCCTCCAGCATTACAAGCCAACCATACATGAAGATGGCGAACCTGGAACGTACGAAATGGTTGTTGGTGAAAATGGACTTATTGACACCGTAAGATACGGTACCATGACTGATTGCATTGATAATTCGATTAAGGACCTTCGAGATCTGCAGAAGGTATTCTGGGTGGGGGAAGAAACAGAAATTTATGCCGGAGGGTCAATAGAATTGATTCTACTTGAATTCTTTAATGGAGATGAGCGCGAGGAAATTCTAAAAGAAAATCTGTATGGAGAAGTTGATTTAACTCAAGAAGTCTGCGTTAAAGATGAAGAAACTGGCATTAAAACAATCATGACTATTAATCAGTTATTTAACGAAACAGTTGTATTCCCCAACTTGCTCTCGACATCCTATAACTAATAAAAAAACGTTCGTTTATCTTCAGAATTTAATAGGACTTCATAGGATTTGAAGTTTGCTCAAAGATTTAGTCACTGCGAGCCACCTCAAGAGAGGTTCTGACTAGGGATGACGACCCAACTTCAACTCAAGCGTCTTGCCTTTCGTTATTTGGTTTGGGCGGGCTGTTCCTTGTAATGATTACTGTCACTAATTAATTACGGCGGAACTGTCTAACAACCGAATACGACACCTATGTAGTCGATAACATGGGGCTTGCTGACTGTGGCAAGCTAAAATAATCACAGTCATTATTGTAAACCGCACTTGGGTATATTAACAATTGAATTGATTTTATTTTTCTTAAAAGTGCTTGGTTCTGAGTGCGGTTTACAATAATGACCTTTATAAGGGCGCATAGCTCAACTGGTAGAGCGGCAGACTTTTAATCTGAGGGATAATGGTTCGAGTCCATCTGCGCGCTCCAAATTTGACCGCACTTTTGTTTGATTAATTAACATGTGTTTGTTTGAAGTTGTGTAGGGTAAAAGTGCGGTCAATCCCCTATCCAGTTGTTATTTAAAGCGGTTCCGGCGCGTATTTTTTTACAGATACGCAATATTAGATTAATTGTTGGACAGCCCCGGAGCCGCTCTAAATAATAACTATAACAACTCAACCTAGGCATAGGTACTCTCCGTTAGGTGCCCGCATGACATGAGGCGGGCTTTTTTTATGAGGTAAGAAAATGAAAGAACAAATTATTTGCTGGAGCGTTGCGCTGATGTGTGGGGCTTTGGCCGTATTGATTATTAGTTTGTGAGGTGCGTCATGGGGCAACTAAGACAAATTATCCCGGTATCAATTATTGTTTTATTGATGGGTGTGGTTGGCCGAATGGACTACGAAGACCACGTCAAAATCGAACAATACAAGTGCGAGCAACAGCAAGGCACATGGACGATACAGAGCAATGGCGATCAATATTGTGCGTGGAGCGTGAACAATGTTAGACGTAGATAAACAAGCGGAATTGGAAGATCCATTTACTGGCGTAGCGTATGTCACGCCACAACCGAACACGAATTATTTAAATCAATCCAAAACAAGAGGGCATATTATGCGGATTTTTATTGACATCGAAACCATCCCAACCACAAACGCAGACTACCAAAATTACGTATGCGAAAACCTAAAAGCGCCGGGAAATTATAAAAATGCTGAAGCGATTGAAAAATGGCTTGAAGAAAACAAAGGCGAAGCAGTGAATAAAACCGCACTAGACGGCGCATTCGGCGAAATCGTTGTGATTGGTGTCGCGATTGATGATGAAGAACCAGTGTTGTTTTACCGTGAAGATTGGCAATCGGCAGACCGTGAAACGGACATTTTAACGCGGTTTAATAATTATCTACGTGAGCACGCCAATAAATCAACGTCCGCCCCACAATTTATCGGACATAACATTACAAAATTTGACGACCGATTTATCTTTCAGCGCTCTGTTGTCAATGGCGTAAAGCCGTATTACACCACCAGTCGGCAAAATACTTACGACACGATGACAGAATGGGCGGGCTATGGCGGTACGGTATCGCTTGATAAGCTCTGTAAAGTGCTTGATGTAGAGCAAAAAGGTGATATTGACGGCTCCAAAGTATGGCAGTACGTCCAAGACGGCAAGATCAGCGAAGTGGCGGAATATTGTGCGAAAGACGTTGAGCGTGTGCGCCAAATTTACAAACGGATGACCTTTGAGGGGGCGCTATGAGCTTACAACAAAAGGCGTGGGAAACCCTATCTAAAATAAACGTAAACGACAAAACAGAAACAAAGGGTGCGGGCAAATATGCCCTAACCTATCTTTCCTGGGCTTGGGCGTGGGGCGTGTTGATGCAATATTTCCCACAATCAACTTATTTGATCCACGAAGACAGATTATTGCCTGATGGCTCTGTGATTGTTGGTATAACCCTCACTATTAAAGAAGGTGAAGAAGAATTCAGCCGTTATATGTGGCTGCCGGTAATGGATCATTTAAATAAATCCATAAAAAACCCCGATGCAATGGCAATTAACAAAGCCTATATGCGTTGCCTTGCTAAGGCTATCGCAATGTGCGGCTTGGGACATTATATTTATGCCGGCGAAGATTTGCCGAATGAAGAAGACGGCAAAGAATCCCCAAAGCCAAAATCTCAGCCCAACTCAAGCAACTCAACGAAGCGGAATATGAATTCTACTCCGCCTAAACAACCATTGGACGACAAATCAACAATGGAGAAGCTGAAAGATGGTCTGCGTGAATGTGAAAACAAACAGGAACTTGAAGAACGATACAGCAAACAAATGCCGTGGCTAGAAAAAAACCATATCGAATTAATTGACGAATACAACGCATTTTATGATGAATGCTTATTTAATTTAACTGTTTAGAAGAAAGACTGGTTTAAATATCCAGATATTCAATAAAACGAACAACACAAGCCGCAAATTAGCGGTTTTTTTATTTACCAACAATCCAACATAGGAGAAACCAAAATGGCAAAAACCAATATCCACGACTTCCTCGGCACAGCTAATTTTTGGCAGCCACTTCCGGGGCAGCCGAAACTTGATTAATTCTGACCGCGCTTTAGGTGCGGTTAATTTTTGCTGGAGCGCAAAATGGGAAAGTTTATTTTAGATGCTTGCTGTGGCAGTCGGATGTTTCACTTCGACAAAAACAATCCTCTCGTATTGTTCGCCGACAATCGTTCGTTCGAAGGTACGCCTTGTGATGGGCGGTTGTTAAAAATAGATCCGGATGTAATCCACGATTTTACAAGCATGCCCTATCCTGACAAGTCTTTTAAGCTTGTAATTTTTGACCCTCCGCCCCTAATTAAGGGCGGCGATAAAGCTTGGCTAATCCAAAAATACGGAAGACTTGAAGAAGATTGGAGGACGCAATTAAAACGGGGCTTTGATGAATGTATGAGGGTGCTTGATGATTTCGGCACCCTTGTTTTTAAGTGGAACGAAACGCAAATACCAGTGCGAGAAGTTTTAAAGGTGTTATCTGCTCAACCTGTCATCGGACACAGGTCCGGAAAAGCCAATAATACGCACTGGATGTTATTTTTTAAGCTTGATCAAGAAAATGTCCGTGAGATGAAATAAAGGAGAGACGAAATGATTACAGAACAAGATAAACAGGCTATTTTGAATGGGGCTTGTGGTATTACACGAGATGGGAATAAGGCTAAGTTATTGTTTCAATCTGACAAAAACCCAATTGATAGTAAATATTTATTTCTAATTTATAGAAAAGATGGTCACGATGATGCGTGGTTAAATGAACAGCTTCAGTATTTTGATGACTCTACTTGCAGAGATGATGTTGTTGGTTTATGGCAGAATAAACCATAGCCAGAATCCAAATGTTGTTTAAATGGTAAACTGGGTTTTTATTAAAGGATGGTGGTAATGGAATATTTTATTTTTAAAAGACGTCCGGAAAATTGGGACGGGAAATATCTTTTAAAGTGTAAGCATTGCAGAGGTAGATCAGAATCTAAATATCTTATGTATTGTAATTTAGTTAAAGAAATGCCTAATAATCGGGTTAAAGTTAAGGTATTTGGGTATCGTTGCTCATCGATTGCCGGCGAAAGAATAAGATACATACATCGTTCAAGACTGATAAAAGAAGAATCGTAAATAATAAAGGATAGACCGCAAAAGTGCGGTCTTTTTTTAGGATCAAAAAAATGAACATAGAAGAACATTACTATTCAATCAAGGACCTGGTAGAAAAGGGATTGGGCTCAAAAGCCACTTTACACCGCATGATTAAAAACGGTAGACTAAAGAAAGTTAAATTCGGACGCTCTACGAGGATTGCCGAAAGCGAAATAGCTCGTTATTTACGGGAACAATCCCCCACTGCTCAATAA